CTCCTGGGGCCATCCGTCGAGGCCAATGGGGGGTCGGTAGGTGTGGCCGCAGTCAACGGCTGTCTTGGCCCTGTGATGCTCCTTGCAAAGCCATTGGAGGTTCTCAGGAGCGTCACTGCCGCCTTTGTGCAGGGGGATGATGTGATCGAGTTCCTCACCGACCCTGACGATGCCCTGGGCGTCGCATTGGACGCAGAGGGGGTTTTGCATGGCCAGGCGGCGGCGCAGCAGCTGGAGTTTCCAGCCAGAGAGCCTGCGGGGGGGATTGTGTGGTTTTGTGGTCATGGTGCATTGTCCTCCAGTTCGATGAGCTTGTCCAAGTAGTGCCTGGCCTTGCGCAGGTCATCGACGCCGCCTTTGTCGCGCCAGCGGCTGACGTACTTGACGATGTTGCCCTCGAAATAACCGAGGCCGTTGGCTGCGATGAAGTCCCAAGGCTGGATAGTTTTGTCCTTGTAGTGCTGTCCGCCGACTTGGGTGTCGTTTGCTGTGCTCACTGCTTGCTCACTTTCCTGAAAATCGCATCGACCTGTGCGTGGAGTTCTGGCCGGTTGTCTCGCATGTAAACGTAGTCCCTGGAAAACCCTATCTGTCCGGTGCTGGAGTTTCTCACCAACCAGTAATTGGCTTTGTTGCGTGCTCGACCGTTGGCCACGATCTTGTAGGTCAGCCAGTCCGGTGTGTGCTCCTGCGCCTTGCTGAACACCAGCCACTCGACCTCATCGCTGTCCCAGCACTTGCCCACTTGGCTCCATCCCTCGCCATCGGCTGGCAGGTTTCCTGCGTACATCTTGCCCATTGCGCTCTCCTTCTAAACCCTCTACCTAAACTCTAAAGGGTCTGTGTGGATAAGTCAACACCCTCGACCCCTGCATCACGACCTTGACCCTGACCCTTGACCCTACCCCTGCTATAGAAAGGGGGTAAGGTCAGGGTCATGTTTCTGGTCAAGGCCGCGCTGTTTTGCCTCTTTTTGACCCTGACCCTGATTTTAACCCTAGGGTCATTTAGGGTCACGTTATCCACAGGGTTATCCACAGGAATTTTTCCTCATCAGAAGCGCACTTGCGTGCGTGTCGTTGACCATTACCCAGCCGTGTTCGTAGGTCTCGATCAGTTCGGCCTGCAGCAGCGCGCCGATCAATTTGTCATCGTATGACGGGTTGACCATGTTGCGGACCGTGCGCTCCGCATTGCCGTCCGACAGCAGCTTGTCCTTCAGTGCCGACCTGCTCAGGTAGGGTTTTCCCTCACGCTCTTCTGCGCCAGTGGCCCACCAAGCGTTTTCCCAGGTCTTCCGGTGGCTATCCACCTTGCTGTCCTTTTTGCGCGGCTGTTCGCCCTCTGTGGCCCCTTCGTCTGGCACTGCCACGCAGGTGGTAGCCGTGCCTCCGAACTTAGTCGTGCCCATCTCGACCACCTCCAGCTTGAAGTAGATCGTCTCACCTTTGCTTGGCAGCTCGCGCTGCTTGGTGACTGTCACCGACCGGACACCGTCCTTCTCGCTGACCTCGATCTCGGTGTCGATGTGCGCCCGGATGCCGGACCAGCCGCGCGCGCCTTTGGCTGCGTCCTTGCCGTTGTGGTGGATGATCATCATAGCAGCGCCTGTGGCCGTGGCCACCTGGTCGAATCTGGCCATGACTGGCCCCATGTCCTCGCCGCTGTTTTCGTTCGCGCCTGCGCTCATCCTGGCCAGCGTGTCGCCAATGATCAGGCGCACCGGCTTGCCTTTGATCTGCTCGATGGCCCTGACCATCTCGATCACGTCGTGGGCATCCTGCGCGCCGGAGTAGAAGTTCATCGGGACCGGCACCATCGCAAGGTTCTCCAGGTTGCAGCCGTAGAACTTCTTGATGGCCTGCATACGGGACCGGATGCTGGCCGGGGCTTCGCTGGCCAGGTAGACCACCAAGCCTGGATCGGTCTTGCGGCCGTAGCAGTCTGATCCGGTGGCGATCGCTGTGGCCACCGACAGCGCCCAGAATGTCTTGCCTGAGTTGCTGTCGCCGTAGACCACCACCGAGCTTCCGATGGTCATCAAGCCTTCGACCAGTTCGTCCGGTGCCTCGTAGTCGCTGCCCAACTGGTCGCCGAAGACCACCTTGAGCTTGTCGATCACCTCCGATCCGGTCTGCTGCACCAGCAAGCCTGTCAGATCGTGCCCGGCCTGGGCATAATCGTTGGCATCCATTCCCTCGATTGGAGGGATGACCACGCGCGCACCGAACTTGGCGCTGGCCTGGTCAGCGTACTTCTGGCCCACGCCGTGCTTGTCGTTGTCGGCCACGATCACGATGTCCTGGGTCACGCCGTACATCTCGCGCAGGGTACCAGTGACCGGCACCAGGCTGCTGGCACTGTAGGACACCACGCACGGCCTGCCGGTTGTCTCGTGGATCGTGGCCGCTGTTGCGAACCCTTCGGCCACATAAAGCACGCCAGGCTCATCCAGTGAGCCTACCATCCAAAACTTCCCACCAGCCTCGCCACCTGGGTGGTATTTTTTATCGCTACCGCCGTCTTGCTTTGGCGCAATGTATTGCAGCGAGCAAAGGGTGCCGTCCTTGTCGAACAGCGGAACCATCAGCCGGCCATCGCCTGTGATTCTTGCACCGTGCGCCTGGATGCCTTTGCGCTTGAGGTAGGGGTGCTCGGGGCTGGCCGCTTGGGCCGACGCCCAGATCGTCTCGACCGTGGTCGAGGCCACCTCGTGCTGGCGCGCGAGTTCCGCGTCCCTGAGCGCCTTGGCCTCTGCAATGCGCCTGGCGTGCTGCATTTCCTCGGTGGCCGTCAGCTTCCGGCCAACGTCCGCGCGCCAGGGTGACTCGAAGCCCATGCGCCAGCAACCAAATCGCCCGGCCGGAACGCCATCCCCGAAGACCAGGTACCAGCCCGGCTTATCGCTGCCCTTGTTGCCGCTGCCCTTGGTGCCAGACTTGAAGCGGTGGATCTTACCGTCCATGATCACCTGGTCTGGCGGTTCCAGCCCGGCCGCCCGGATGGCGTCGATCAGTTGCTCCTCCGGTGGAGCGATGCGTTTTTCTGGTGGTGGCGACCATGGGCCGCCGAGGACTTTTGAAATGTCAACCATTGTGTGTGGCCTCCTGGTGCATCAGGTAGGCCATCACGCGCTGCACCGTCTCGTACTTTGGGCTGGTCGAGCCAGCCATCAAGCGGTACAGCGCATTTGGATGGACACCAGCACCACGGGCCACGGCTTGAATGTTCCGGTCAGCCAGCAGGCTTCGGAGCTTTTCGAGTTCGAGCATGTTTCACCTCTTTTGAAAAAAAAACGTCATCAGGTGTTGCAATCCTAATCGATCGCGGGTAAAGTAGCAACCACTGCGCGAACGGAATCAGCCGAAGGCGCAGCAACCCTGAAGGAGATGCCTGATGGCAATCAACGTAAAAACGACCGGCAGCTTGGCTGCCAACGGTGTGAAAATCCTTTGCTATGGGCAAAGCGGCGCTGGAAAAACCAGCCTGGTCAAGACGCTGCCCAACCCCATCGTCCTCTCGGCCGAAGGTGGCCTGCTGTCCATCCAGGACGCAGATTTGCCCTACATCGAGATCAGCGACATGGACACGCTCAAGGAGGCTTACACCTGGCTGACCAGCGCAGACGAGGCAAAGGCTTACCAGTCGGTGGCCCTGGACTCGATCAGCGAGATCGCTGAGGTTGTGCTCAACGCCGAGAAGAAAGCGACCAAAGACCCGCGCCAAGCCTACGGTGCGATGCAGGAGCAGATGGCAGACATCATCCGAACCTTCCGCGACCTGCCCGGCCGCCACGTCTACATGAGCGCCAAGCTGGAAAAGACGCAGGACGAGATGGGCCGGGTGCTGTATGCGCCCTCGATGCCTGGCAACAAGACCGGCCAGGCGCTGCCCTATTTCTTTGACGAGGTGCTGGCGCTGCGGGTCGAGAAGGATGGCGAAGGCGTCACCCAGCGCGCCCTGATGTGCGACAGCGACGGCCTCTGGCTGGCCAAGGACCGCAGCGGGAAGCTGGAAGCCTGGGAAGCGCCGGACCTTGGCGCGATCATCGCCAAGATGCAGGGAGGCAAGTGATCATGGCCCTGCCCGACAAACTGACCGACAACCTCAACGAGTTGTCCAGCCTGTGGCTTGCCGCCAAGGAGGCCGAGAAGGAGGCCACCGAGGACCGCCGCAAGATTGAGGACCGCATCAAGAGCCTGGTGGGATTTGCCGAGAACAGCGAAGGCACCGAGACGGTTGATCCGGACCAGTTCACGATCAAGATCGTCGGCCGCATCGACCGCAAGGTCGATGGCGACAAGGTGCAGGAACTGGCCGCCGAGTTCGGCCTGACCGAGCACCTGGCCAGCCTCTTCCGGTGGAAGCCGGAGATCAACATGGCCGTCTGGAAGGCGACGGACGAGGCCATCACCAAGCCACTCGCCGCAGCAATCACGGCCAAGCCTGGCCGCCCATCATTCACCATCACTCGCAAGGAGAAATAAACATGGCATTCCTCGGACAAACCTTTGACGCAAACGAACTGCCCCAGGGCAACGGTGGAAACTACGATCCGCTGCCTGCTGGCTGGTACAACGCCAACATCACGGCCGCTGAACTCAAGCCCACCAAGGACGGCTCAGGCCAGTACATCAAGGTTCGATACGACATCACTGGGCCTTCCCACCAGGGCCGCGTGGTGTTCGGCAACCTCAACATCAAGAACGCCAGCGCCAAGGCCGAAGAGATCGGGAGAATGGAGCTTGGTAACTTGATGCGAGCCATCGGTCTGGCCAAGGTGACAGACACCGACCAACTGATCGGTGGCAGCCTTTCGATCAAACTTGATGTGCGCGCCGCGACCGAGCAATATGCTGCTCAGAACGAGGTCAAGGGCTTCAAGGCGATCACCGGCAGCGCGCTGACCTTCGCATCACCTGCAGCCTCTCCTGCTGCTTCTGCACCTGAAGCACAGGCAGCCACAAAGGCTGCTCCACCCTGGGCCAAGGGCAAGTGAGCGAAAAAAAGACCATCCCTGCGTGAGCAGGCGCTGGTCGGAACTGATCAAAGGAGATACCTGATGAAGATACCCGATTCAGAGCATAGTATCCAGGCCAAGATCGACAAGCACCACGAGTCGCTGGCCGAGCCGCCCAGGCCACACATTGGCTGCAGCCAGTTGGGCCATCCATGCGACCGCTGGCTGTGGCTGTCCTTCCGGTGGGCCGTGCAGCCACAGTTCCCTGGCCGCATCCTGCGCCTGTTCCGCAGGGGCCAGATGGAGGAGGCCACCATCGTGTCGGACCTGCGCGCCATCGGCCTCGATGTGCGTGGCGCAGGCAAGCAGCAGGCGCGCGTGGACTTCGGTGCGCACGTGTCTGGCAGCATCGACGGCATCATCGAGTCTGGCGTGCCTGAAGCGCCCAAGAAGCGCCACATCGCCGAGTTCAAGACGCACAGCAAGAAGTCCTTTGACGAACTGGTGAAGGCCGGTGCTGTGGCCAGCGCCAAGCCTGAGCACTTCGTGCAGATGCAACTCTACATGCACGGCACCAAGATCGACCGGGCCTTGTACGTGGCCGTCTGCAAGGACGATGACCGCATCTACACCGAGCGCGTGCGCTACGAGCAGGATGTGGCCGAGAGGTACATCGAGCGAGGCCGCAGGCTTGCGCTGGCCGACCGGATGCCTGAGCCGTGCCCAGGCGCAGGGCCAAGCTGGTACCAGTGCAAATACTGCTCGGCGTCCGCTATGTGCTGGGAGCAACAGCCAACGCAGCATGTCAACTGCCGCACCTGCGCGCACAGCACGGCCAAGGAGGACAGCACCTGGCGCTGCGAGTGCCACGACGCTGACGGCATTCCGGTCGACTTCCAGCGCCACGGCTGCGACAGCCACGTGCTGCATCCTGACCTGGTGCCCTGGCAGCGCAAGGACGGCCTGGACGACTGGACGGCCGTCTACGTCATCGAAGGCCGCGACGTGGCCAACGGTGAAGGCGACGCGCACGTCTACACCAGCCGAGAAATAC